CGACAAAGGCGAGGACGAACTGGTCATCCAGTTCAAGCCTAACCGCGCCCAGCGGCGCTTCATTTCGAGACTGCATTACCGCAATGTGATCTTGAAGGCTCGGCAATTGGGCTTCACGACCCTGATCGCCATCGTCTGGATGGATCACGCCCTGTTCAACCCGAACACCCGCTGCGGCATCATCGCCCAGGACCGCGAGGCCGCTGAGGCGATCTTCCGCGACAAGGTGCGCTTCGCCTACAACAACCTGCCGCCGGCGCTCAAAGAGGCGATGCCGCTGGCGCGCGACTCGGCCACCGAATTGCTGTTTGCGCACAACAATTCCAGCATCCGCGTGGCCACGTCCATGCGAAGCGGCACCATCCACCGCCTGCACATCTCCGAATTCGGGAAAATCTGCGCCAAGTTCCCCGAGAAGGCCAAGGAAGTGGTTACCGGCTCCATTCCCGCGGTGCCAAAGACCGGCATCCTGGTCATTGAGAGCACGGCCGAGGGGCGAGAGGGTGAGTTCTACGAGATCACCCAGCGCGCCATTGCCGCGCACCACGCCAAGAAGGTGCTCACCGAGCGCGACTACCGCTTCCACTTCTTCCCCTGGTGGGAGGAGCCCGGCTATGTCATGGCGCCGGATGGCGTGATCGTCACCGACAGCGACCACCGTTATTTCGAGACGATCGAGGCCAAGATGGGCTGCACCATCGGGCCCGAGCAGCGCGCCTGGTACGTCGCCACCCGCAACGCCGACTTCCCCAACAATGAAGAACGGATGTGGCAGGAATACCCTTCCACGCCCGAGGAAGCCTTCCAGCGCTCAACAGAGGGCTGCTACTACGTCGAGCAGCTGGCGCGCGCCCGCAAGGAAGGCCGGCTCACCACCGTGCCGTGGGAACAGGCCATCCCGGTCAACACCTTCTGGGATTTGGGCCAGAACGACGAAACGGCCATCTGGTTTCACCAGAGGATCGGCGCCCAGAACCGATTTATCCGCTACTACGAGGCCGCCGGCGAAAGCTTCGCCCATTTCGTGCAGATGATGCAGGCCACCGGCTATGTCTGGGGCCGGCACTACCTGCCGCACGACGGCGACACCAAGCGCCAGGGCCAGGAGAAGAACTGGACCCCGCGCCAGATGCTGGAAGACCTTGGCCTGCGCAACATCGAGATCGTGTCGCGCATCGACCGCGTGCAGACAGGCATTCAGATGGTGCGCGACGTGTTCGGATCGTGCTGGTTCGATGAGGCCGGCTGCCAAACCGGCATCCTGCGCCTGGAGAGCTACCGCAAGGAGTGGGACAACCGCCTGGCGGTCTGGAAGGACGAACCGCGCCACGACCAGGCGAGCAATGGGGCCGATGCCTTCCGGCAGTTTGCCCAGGGCTTTCAGCCGTCCACCGGCGGGGAATGGAAGCGCAAGCAGCGCTCATGGAGAACAGCATGAAACACCTGAAACACATCTTCTGGCGATCGCCATTGGGGCGCGCAATCCTTCGCTGGCAGTTCAGGCGATGGGTGGCGCGGCATGAGTTGCGCGACGAGACGCTGGATTGGACGCCTGAGAGCCGGGCTGACGCAATAGCCAGCCTCACGCCCGAGGAACGGCAGGCGTACCTATCGGCATGAGCACCTGGATCAGCCGCGCCCTGATCGAGTTGCCGCATGTCGGCCTCTGCACCACGGAGAAACGGTTCAAGCGTGAACTGGCCAAGCTGGACTTGCCGCGCGAGCAATGGCCGGACTTCATGCCGCGCGAGGCCAGCGCCTGCGTGCACTTCCTCGAATACCATGGCAAGCCATGCATGATCGTGTGCATATCGGGCTGGCAGGGCCGCGACCCGGTTCAGGTGGCCGGCATGCTGGTGCACGAAGCCGCGCATGTTTGGCAGGAGACGCGGCGCCAGATGAACGAGAAGTTCCCATCCGACGAGTTCGAGGCATACAGCCTGCAGCACATCGCGCAGTGCCTGATGACGGCATTTCAACAACAAACCATGGAGAACGCATGAGCCAGCCAGCCATCGACTTATCCCGCTATCACTTCGCCCGCACCGTGGGCGACCTCGCCATCTGGGGCACCTGGCTCTGGAATGAGGACCAGGAAGATACCGAGCCCTGCCTGGTTATCCTGCCGGCATATAGGAATGGTGCGAAACCAATTGCTATCGCACTATCTGCGGCTTTTAAGTACAATAACCCGCGCTACGCCGTCCACGCTTGCCGGGCGCACTGCGCTTCGCTCGGGTTCGAGGACAGCATGACCAAGGTCCACGCCATCGCCAGCCTGATCTTCGACCACCTGGGCGATCTCTTGTCCATGCCCGAAGACCCGCAACAGGCCGTGGTGGTGGGCGAAGCCAGCGTCGATCTGGGCAACGGGCGCAAAACAACCGTAGAACTGCTGGACCACGAGCAGATTCGGGACTGACAGGGGGATTGACAGGTGTTCGATCTGCACGACGAGACACTGACGCGCGTCAAGAAGGACACGCCGATCGACCGCCTCCCCAAGGCCGAGGCCGGCGACAACACTTCACGCGACATCGGAGAAGAGGAGCGCTTGCGCGAACTGCACCGCAAGCTGATCTCCTACTACCGCACCGAACTGGAGCGCCAGTCCGACAACCGCCTGCAGCAGGCCATCGACGAGGACTATTACGACCACATCCAGTGGTCTGCCGATGAGGCCCAGGTGCTGCGCGAGCGCGGCCAGGCGCCAATGGTCTACAACGTCATTGCTCAGAGCGTGAACTGGATCATCGGCAGCGAAAAGCGCGGCCGGACCGACTTCAAAATCCTCCCGCGCGGCAAGGAAGACGCCAAGCCGGCCGAGGGCAAGACCAAGTACATGAAGTACCTGTCGGACGTGAACCGCACGCCGTTTCACCGTTCGCGCGCCTTCGAGGACGCCGTCAAGGTCGGCATCGGCTGGCTGGAAATCGGGGTGCAGGACGAGGACGACGGCGAGCCGATCTATTTCCGCTACGAGTCCTGGCGCAACATGCTCTGGGACAGTGCTTCCACCGAACTGGACGGCAGCGACAGCCGCTACCAGTTCCGCTCCAAGTGGGTGGACGAGGACGTGGCGCTGGCCATGTTCCCCAGCATGGCGGCCCAGATCGCCGAGGCGGTGACCGACTCGACCCTGTTTGGCCTGGCCCGGCATGACGGCGACGAAGCCATGGACCGGCCCGAATATGCGCTGGAGAGCAACGGTATTTCCGGCGCGCTCATCACCGCCAAGCGGCGCCGGCTGCGCCTGATCGAGTGCTGGTATCGCACCCCGGAGAAGGTCAAGAAGCTGCGCGGGCACAAGAGCGCCTTCAATGGACAGGTCTACGACGCCAACGACCCGCGCCATGTGGCCAGCGTGCAAAGCGGCGAGTGCACGGTGGTGTCCAAGATGATGATGCGCACCCGCATTGCCATCATGACGACCGGCGACGTGCTGTGGGAGGGCCCGAGCCCCTACCGCCACAACCGCTTCAAGTTCGTCCCGGTCTGGGGTTTTAAGCGCGGGCGCGATGGCCTGCCCTACGGTGTCATCCGCGGCATGCGCGACATCCAGGACGGGGTGAACAAGCGCGCTTCCAAGGCCCTGCACATCCTCTCGACCAACAAGGTCATCATGGACGAGGGCGCGGTGGAGGACATGGACGCCTTCGCCGAGGAGGTGGCCCGGCCCGATGCCATCATCGTCAGGAAGGCAGGCAAGAACATTGATCTGAACGTCGACCGCGAACTGGCGGCGCCCCACATCGAAATGATGTCGCGCGACATTCAGATGATCCAGCAGGTGGGCGGCGTCACCGACGAGCTTCTGGGGCGCACCACCAACGCCGTCTCTGGCATCGCGGTCGAGAAGCGCCAGGAACAGGGCAGTCTCGCCACATCAAAATTTTTCGACAATTTGCGCCTGGCGGTGCAGATGCACGGCGAGATCGAGCTATCCCTGATCGAGCAGTACGTCACCGACGAAAAATCCTTCCGCATCACCAACCAGCGCGGCACGCCGGAATTCATCAGCGTCAATGACGGCCTGCCGGAAAACGACATCGCCCGCACCAAGGCCGATTTCGTGATCTCGGAAGCCGAGTGGCGCGCGACCATGCGCCAGGCCGCAGTCGACCAGTTGACCGAAATGCTGGTCAAGATGCCGCCGCAAGTGGCGATCGTCATCCTCGACCTGCTGGTGGAGAGCATGGACATCCCCAACCGCGACGAGATCGTCAAGCGCATCCGCGCCATCAACGGCATGCGCGATCCGGACGCCACCGAAGTCACGCCGGAAGAAGCCGCCCAGGAGCAGCAAAAGGCCGAGGCCGCAGCCCTGCAGGCGCGTGCGGCGCTGGCCGAAGTCGGGCTGAAGGAAGCCCAAGCCAAGAAGGCCGAGGCCGAAGCCGGCCGCACCAGCGCGCTGAAGACCAAGGATGCCATGGATGCAGCGCTGGCCGGCATGCAAGCTGCCACCGCTGTCGTCTCCATGCCGACGATTGCCAAGGTGGCCGACAACCTGCTGCTGGAAGGCGGCTGGGCCGACAACCGCCAGTCAGGCACGCCGGCGCCGATCCAGGGCATGCCGCCCATGCCGCAGCAGGCTCCGCAGCAAGCAGCACCCGCACCGCAGCAAGCCGTACCGGATGGTATGGCGCCAAACGAAGCACAATAACCAGGAGAAACCATGGAAACCACGCATATCGCCAACCCTGTCAGCGTGCAGGCCACCCGAATTCTGGACGTGACCGACGTGACAGATCGCTCGGAAGGCAGCGACCAGTCCTCGCCAGATTTGATGCTGCGACTTGAGGATGGCCGCAATTTCAAGGCCGATGCTGGGATGACGGCGCGCTACACCCCCGTGCCCGGCGACTATGTCGTGACCCAAGAAGATGGCTACACCTACCTGAACCCGAAGGACGTATTTGAGCGCAAGTACCGGCCTGCAGATGCGGCCCAGGAGCTTGTCTTCGGCGAGCGCGACCGACGCGAAAACCGGCAACTCTGCCTGCAGCATGCCGTGGAGATCAGCGGGCCATCTGACACCGCGAGCACCATCGTCGCTACTGCCAAGGCGTTCGAGGAATTCCTGATCGCAGCGCCCGAAGCGTAACCCCACCACAAGAAACAGGAGAACCGACATGGCAACTAAGGATGAACTGGACGACGGACTGACCGACGAGGAGCGCCTGGCGCTGGCCGATGAGGACGGCGGCGAAGCGGCCACCAATGACAACGACACCGGGAGCGGCGATGGCGAGGATGACGCGGGCAACGATGGTGAAGGCGGCGATGCTGGCGCTGGTGACGATACCGGTGCAGGCCAGGATGATGGAGCCGACGGTGCCGGCGACGCCAACGATGACGCTGCCGCAGCAGGCGATGAACCGCCGGCAGCGCAGGCATCCGCCCCCATCCTTGTAGCCGAAGCGCCCCAGGACGCCGAAGCGCAGCTGGCCGCGATCGCCACCCAGAAGGATGAGCTTTCAACCAAGTTCGACGACGGCGATATCACCAGCAAGGAGTACCAGGCCGAACTGGACAAGCTGAACAAGGCCGAGCGCGCCATCGAACTGGACGTACACAAGGCGCAGATCGCCGCCGACATGGAGCAGCAGCGCCTGCGCAACGCCTGGATCACCGAGGCCAACGCCTTTGCCAAGCAGCACGGCTACACCGAGAGCCCGCGCCACTACAAAATGCTCGACCAGGAAGTGAAGGACATCGCCTCCAGCGACGAGGGCAAGGGCATGACCGGCGCCCAAATCCTCGCCAAGGCGCACGAAAACCTGGTCAAGGATGGCGTGGCACCGAAAGGCGCAGCCAAGCCCGCTGAGACTGGCAAGGGCAAGACGCCGCGCGAAAACGCCCCGCCTTCGCTGCACACGACACCGGCGGCCGAAGTGGAAGTCCCGGGCGCCGGCAAGTACGCCCTGCTGGACCGCCTGGCCGAAACCGACCCGCTCAAGTACGAGGAAACCCTCAACGCCATGAGCAAGGCCGAGCGCGAAGCGTATCTGGCGGCGTGACAACAACCGGCGGACAGTAAAGGGCATCCATGCTGCGCATCGACCTGAAGATCGGCGAATCCGTGCAAGTCGGGCAGGCCGTCATCACGCTGGAGGATAAGCCCGGCAAGATGGCGCGCCTGGCGATCCAGGCCGAGCGCAGCATTCCGGTGCGGCGCATCGGCAAGACCACCACGGCAGACATCGCGGCCAAGGCCGGTATCGGGCCGATGGCACAGCCGGCTTAGGCGGCGCGGGCGAACTCGCCGAAGTACTTCTCCGCTGCAGCAACGTAGGCCCGGTGTGCGGACTCGGCGCTATCGAACTGGCCGAGGTGAATGTGCTTTCTGTTCACCATGATCTGAGCTACCCACTTCTCACGGCGCTTGTCCCAGGTCACACCCTTGTAGCCGCTGCTGTTGTTCTTATTCCTACCGCGATTTGCTTTGTTGCCTTGGCTGGTCGCAGCGCGCAGGTTCTCAATCCGGTTGTTTCGCGGGTTGCCGTCGATGTGGTCCACCTCGCCTGGAAAATAGCCGTGGTGCCAGAGAAATATCAGACGATGCAGTTTGTATAGTTTGTAGTCGATCCCAACGAGCTTGTAACCGTTGCTATCGCACCCAACGACTGTGCCTGCAGCGCGCTTGTGGACACCAACTTTGCTGATGAGAACACCGTCTTCACGGTAATCGAACAACTCGCGCACGCGAGTCTGCGTCAGTTCCATGTGAGCCCTTCAAAGAAGCGAGCCAGAAGGAGCGTGGCAGGCGGCGGCTCAACAGCTTTTCGCCCCGTCGGGCTATCCACGTCGCAATTCTACACCATCGTTTGCAAAATCGAACCACCAGACCTATAATCCGCGGCAAGCCGCGAGCGCATGGAGTGCCTGGGCCCGAAACCCAACCTTTATGAGGGCACTCCCATGGCAACTACTCTCGTCGCGTTTGGCGACCCCAAAGCTGCAAAGAAATGGTCCGCAGCTCTCGCTGTCGACCAGCGCAAGAAATCCTACTTCGAGAACCGTTTTATCGGCAGCGACGATAATTCGATCATCCAGCGCAAGACCGAACTCGAATCCGACGCAGGCGACACGATCTCCTTCGACCTGTGCGTCCAGATGCGCAACAAGCCGACCTACGGCGACGCACGACTGGAAGGCAAGGAAGAAAGCCTGAAGTTCTACACCGACCAGGTCAGCATCGACCAGGTCCGTCACGCTGCGTCGGCTGGCGGCAAGATGAGCCGCAAGCGCACCGCGCACGACATGCGCACCATCGCCAAGAACCGCCTGGGCGACTACTTCTCGCGCCTGGTGGACGAGTTGTTCTTCATCTACCTGTCGGGTGCCCGCGGCATCAACCAGGACTTCATCGAAGACACCAGCTACACCGGCTTTGCCGGCAACAGCCTGTCCGCTCCCGACGCCTCGCACATCCTGTACGGCGGCTCGGCCACCTCCAAGGCATCGCTGGCTGCGGCCGACAAGATGACCAAGGCCGTGGTGGAGCGCGCGCTGAACTTGGCCGAGATGATGCAGGCCCGCAACCCGGATGCGGCCAACATGGTGCCGGTGGACATCGGCGAAGGCGCTGGCGAAGCGTATGTCTGCATCATGTCGCCCGACCAGGCGTTCGACATGCGCAATGCCGACACTACCGGCTGGCTCGACATCCAGAAGGCGGCTGTCACCAACGAAGGTCGCAACAACCCGATCTTCAAGGGCGGCCTGGGCATGATCGGCGGCGCCATCCTGCACAAGCACCGCAACGTGATCCGCTTCTCGGATTACGGCTCTGGCTCCAACGTCAACGCCGCGCGCGCCCTGCTGCTGGCGCGTCAGGCAGGCGTCGTGGCCTACGGCACCTCGGGCGGCCTGCGCTACTCCTGGGAAGAAAACACCAAGGACTACGGCAACGAGCCGACGGTGGCCTCCGGTTTTATCGGCGGCATCAAGAAAACCACCTTCAACGGTCGTGACTTCGGCGTGGTCGCCTTGGACACCGCCGCCAAGGACCCGAACTCCTGATGAGGTGAGGGCCGGGTAACACCGGCCCGATCCCCACCGAGTTCACTTTTACTCTTTCAGGAGAACGCAATGGCAACCATCGCTTCCAAGTTCGTGACCCGCCAGCTGCCCATCGTTTCGGGTGACTGCGCCGGCGACGAGGTCATCAACGACTACTTCTATGACGCTGCTGCCGCCGATCTGGCGCTCAACAACGTCATCGACATCGGCATCCTGCCGGCCAACCACACCGTCACGGCCATGCGCCTGATCGTGGACGACCTCGACACCAACGGTTCCCCCACCGTCAAGCTGGACGTGGGCATGATGTCCGGCACCCCGGGCGACACCGTCAACTCGCGCACCTGCGGCGCCGAGTTCTTCAGCCAGGACACCACGGCCCAGGCCGGCGGCACCGCGACGCCGACCCTGAAATCGGCCTACCTGGTGCAGGCCACGGGCGGCGACCGCTCCATCGGCGTGAAGGTGCAGACTGCGCCGGCCACCGCTGCGGCGGGCCGTATCCGCCTGCGCGTGCACATGCACCCGTCGGACCCGAACCTCGCGTTCTGATCCCGGCTGGTAGCGCCTGAAGCACGGGAGAGGATGCAACACGCCTCTCCCGCTTTTCACATCAAGAACCTGGAGAAGCCATGCAAATCGAATGCATTTTGCTGCGCGAGGGCGGCACGCTGGCCGAGATCGGCGGCACCGAATACCACTTCATCCCCAACACCGCCGGCGCCCATGTGGCCGAGGTCGAGGACAAGGCGCATATCCAGCGCTTCCTCTCGATCGGCGAAGCCTACCGCATCTACGATGCCGAGCCCGCCAAGGGCAAGAAGGGCACCAAGGGCAAGGGCGTCGAGCCGGAAGCCGTGGCGCTGGGCTCGTCCAAGCACCCGATGAGCTTCGAGATCGGCGAGGCCACCTACAGCCAGGAACAGATCGTCGCCATGGCGCTGGAAAAGTCGGGCCTGTCGGTCGAGGACTGGAACGCCCAGGCTGAAGACGACCGACTGGCGCGCATCGACATGGCGCTGGACGACCTGGCCGAAGCCGCCGAGAAGGACGCCAAGTAATGCAACGGTACGCTGACGCCGTTCTGGACCGCCGCGGCAATGCCGTGGCTGGCGCCAGCGTACTGGTCAGGACCGCTGCCGGGGCCGCTGCAAGCCTGTACAGCGACAACGGCGTCACGCCCATGGCCAACCCGCTCACCACGGACGCTGCGGGCGGATTTGCCTTCTATGCTGACAATGGACGCTATGACCTGATTGTCAGCATCAACGGTCAGGTCATGGATGCTGTTCCTGACATCCTGCTCAACGACCCAGCAGATGACGGGTCGAGCCTTGTGCACCTGGTGGAACAAGCTGCGTCCTACGCCTCATCGGCATCGGGTTCTGCCTCTGATGCAGCTGACTCGGCGTCCGATGCAGCGGGGGCTGTTTCCGCCATGTCTGCCAGCTTGGCTGACCCGACCGGCTCATCCCTGGTTGGCTTTAAGCAAAGCGGAACGGGCGCTGTCAATCGGACTGTGCAAGACAAGGCGCGTGAACTCGTCAGCGTCAAGGACATGGGCGCACTCGGAAACGCAACTGGGGACCAGGCTTCAGCGATCAACGCGACCACCAATGCGCTTGCGCGCTTCCCAGCCACGGGTTCGGGTGGAAAGCGTTTCATCCCGCCTGGAAAGTATCGCATCTCCAGCCCTATCTATGTGCGGGCGAACGAGACGCTTGAAGGCGGCGGCTCTGACAGCTACACCAGTGTGATCGAGCTGAATGACGATTTTGTCGGGGAAGCTGCCATTATCGTAACCGACCCTCTGGCGTCCTATGTCAGCGCGCACGTCAAGAATCTCGGCATTAACCTGCGCAATATCGCTGGCGTGAATGGCATCAGCTATTACGGCGCCTATCGCAATGCCTCCATTGAGAATGTCGTCGCAATAGGCGTGGCGGGCGACGCGCATGGCATCAAAGTCACGACGCAGGATGGTGGCATTACTGTTTGCGAAAGCCTTTTACTGAAGGACATTTACGTCATTAAGCAGACTGGCGTGACACATACTAAGTCCGGTGTGTTTCTGGAAAAGTGCCAGGAATCCACCCTCATCAACGTCAAGAGCTTCCACAGTACCAATCCAGGGCCGATTGGCGGTGCGGCCTGCCTTCATGTCCGGGATAGTCGCGGCATCGTGGTGATCAATG